TGAATGCTGAAGGATCATACATAGATTCCTCATATACGTTACCGATAACATTCTTTGAACGAGCTGATATTGATTTACCTTCGTGCCATTTTAGAGCGTGGAACTTTAAGAAGTCTGTATTGAGCATATAGAAATAACCTGAAGTTATTTTCTTGTCTCGATATATTTTCATTCCATCCCAAATAAGGTCTGCATAGCCTGAAGCGGAAGCATTGTCTGCCTTGCCAGCTTCAAATGAAGTCATTGTATTTCGCTGGAAAGGTGTCAATAGCTGTTCAAAGTAACCCCAAGTTGAGTAATCTGTAATGATTGTGTCTGGACGAACAGGACCATCAGAAATAGAGTTCCATAGAGTACGAGTTTTCACAAGTGAAATAGTACCCCCAGAAGCTGTAACTGTTGCTGACAGACCTGTATAAGTAGCACGTGAAAGACCTCCGTATGAAGCAAGGTTAGTTCCGTTGTCTACGATACCCGCAAGACCCATAGGTGCTTTACCTCCATATGATGAACCATCACCTTGTAGGAAGTTACCGATGTCATCTGAAGCATCTTGGCTTCTTGATTCCATAGTTGTCTTTAGAAGGTCAAGAGTTTTCAAAACTCCATTTCCTTCTGCCTGGTTTACTGACAAGTCAGTTCCAGCAAGAGTAACATTGGTTGCCACGAAAGAAGGAAAGAATGTCATATTGACAGTCGTAGGCTGTTGAGTAATAGGTAGCAAATCAAATCCGTTAAAAGCTACAGATGCTACACCTTTCTGATATTTAATAGGTTGTAGAATTTGTGAACCTTTCCACGCTTTGACGTTTCTAAGGATGTATCCGAAGAAACTGTTATCACGAAGAATCTGGTCTACCCAGTCTGGTGCTAGATATTGATTCGTTGTGGTAGTAATATTTATTGAAGGAGGCATTTTATAATTTTAATTAATAATTTATTTTCGTCTTGGTCTAATAATTCCATTGTCTATAAGCCATTTTTCTTCATCGCTTATTCGTTCTTTTTCTAAATTAGGTTGTCCTACTGTTTGCATAGAACGAGATGCAATTTCTGTCCGTCTATTACTTTCTTTAGGTTTTAAGTTCTTGAATACCTCATAAGCACCAACAAGGTCTGGTAGTTCTGTCGGAGAACCATCCTTATCTTTTGGAGCGATTTTGGTAACAAAGTCTAGAAATTCCTTTCGAGATTTAACTGAAGACTGAGAAGTCAAATCAACATTATATTCATCTTCTATAGATTCAAGTCCTGATTCTATTTTAGATTCATAGGTGCGTATCTGTTCAGCTTCTTCACGTTTCATCCTCTCGGATTCAGCTCTTAATTCCTTAATTGCTTCTTCACGAGCTTGACCCTTAGTTTCAGACAATATTTCTGTGAAATGTTTAGCTATTTCTAGTCCTTTTTCATCTTCACCAAATAGTCTCTTTAAACGAGAATCAATAGGAACTTCTTTTACTACGTTCTGCATCAAATCTTCCTTAGCCTTAAGACGTTCATTAAGAGCGATATTAGTTTCTCGTTCTTTTTGTAGACGTTCTTCAAGTCTGCGGTGTTGACGATTCTTTATAGATTCAGGAACTTTTTCAGGGTCATCTATTTTTTCAGTAATGACTTCTTTAGTTTCTAAATCTATTGATTCGTCTTTGATACCTTCAAGGAACTTATCTGTCTCTGACTTTTCTATTTTTGGCATACTTTTGGCTTTTTCAAGCATTTATTTTTATAATCCAGATATATTTTGGGCGGATAACCTTATAGAACCGCACTCACAAAAAAACGACGAATCCCATTTAAGAGATGTCGCCGTTTGTTCGGTGAGACTTTATTTAGTTTTTACTGACTACTTAATTATACTATACCGCAAATTACTGTCAAACTATTTTTTACTTTTCCCAGCTTCGCTCAAAGCAATTGCCAAAGCTTGAGATTTCTTTTTAACGTCTGGTCCTTTTTTTGAACCTGAGTGAAGTTTTCCTTCCTTGTATTCGTTGAGCACTTTTGAAATTTTTTTGTTATTCATATTTTTTTAAATAATTGATTGCATTTTCTAATATCTGAATACTGTCTTTCATGTTTCCTAAACCACGATTACATGTAGAACATAACAACCCCCTAATTTTACCAGTATTATGATTGTGGTCCAAAGATAACCTTCTATTTAGTTTATCGTATTTATATGAGCCACAAATAGCACACCGAAAGTCCTGTTCGTTGAGTTTATTTTCATAAACTTCATACTCTATACCGTACCTCATTTTTAAACCATGTTTATGGGCCCACAAACTAGAACGCCCAGGATTGTTCTTTTTGTATTCAGTTGTCCTTATCTTATGACAATTTTTACATAGCTTTGTTTTACCGTCTTTTGATAATTTACTATTAAAAAACTGATCTAATGATTTTTCTTCTCTGCACTTATAACAGACTTTCATACACTAATTATAATTATTAAATCTGACTCTGTAAAGGAACATTCTGCAAACTTGGATTAGCATTAACTCCACTTAAAGAAGGAGATGGTTCTGTTATAGCTTCTGGATTTGGTTGTTCTGCTTGTCCTTGGTCTATGTGAGATATTTGACCAGAAGCAATCATTTGTAAATCTTTCATCATCTCAGGAAAATTTAGTTGAGCATACGCCATTGGATTGTTTTGATAAAGCCAAACTTGTGCTGCGGTTTTCTGTGGGTCTGGATAATCTAGCATAGTCAAAAGAGTTTTTATATCCAATGCTTTAGCTTCATATAAAGCAAGAGACTGATTCATAATGGTGGTTTCGTCTTTTGGTTTCATTGAATCAGGAGAAACACTTACAATAACTTTTCTTGTTAGATTTGCTGAGGAAAGAGTTATGTATTCTGTAGCTTTCATTTGACCTAAAACAGCGGCGAAGTGAGCTTCATCGTAATAAACATAATACATTTGAACTAGATAGTTAAATATATTTTTAGCCATCACTTCTAGTTTATCTCCTACTCCGCCCCCTATCCTAGTATTATCATACTGCTGATTGAGTATCATTCCACGAGCTGTCTGGTCTTCGTCCTGTGGCTGAGCTGTTATACCCTGAACACCATAGATAGACCTAACATCACCTTTATCATTTTCTAGTGCGTTAAAAAATTCTGCACCCACAGACGGAGCTTGTAATCTGTGTATTGCCTCAGAAATAGGACGACCTTCAGGGACAATAATAGGATTACCTTTACGCATTGCCTCCGCCGCTTGTTTAGCTGTTTCTTGATTGAAGTTAGTAGCAGAGAATACGTCAGAATTATTTGCTCGTGAAAGATTGTAATCTAATTGTTCCGTTCTTCGTGTAACTCTATTTTGATTAGGTATTACTTGTTCAATCAATCCTGTGATGTCGTGAGGTTGAGACTGAACTGAGAATACAGAAAGAAAAGCATAAGGTTTTTTAGGACGGGCAAAGTGATTTTGTTTTCCTTCTTCGTAGTTATAATGTGGGTTTTTACTTTTATCTAGAACTTTCCCCTTGAATGTAGTAAAGGTATATTCATCATTCCACCATTCAGTCCTTACCATGTTTGTACCTAATTTAGTATCTACCAAAGCCTCAATAAAATCTTTGTGTTTAGGAAACATCTCTACTAAACTAGATGCTGTAGAATTTAATTTCTCTCCTAAGATACCTATAAAATCTCCATTTGAATCCACATAACCTTCAGGGTCAAAAACCATTTTCTTCACATCCCTTACCTCCAATTTTATATCACCCATAGAATCCCAACCTGTTTTGATACAGGACAAGAAGTCTAATGTCCAATTACGAGTAGCAAGAGTTAGTTTAGCCCTAAGATTCTGGGACTCTGCGTGATATTGAAGCATTGTCTTAATCTCATTCGAGACCTTGTTGCCCTCATCTGTGTTATCACAATAAACTACAGGCTCAGGATTCTTAGCTAAAGCAGCGGCTAAAAATATCTCTTCCGATTCAAAAATTAGGTTAGCAGATATAGATTGACCTTGTGCATAAACCTGTGAGGAGTCTTTTTGTAATCCTAAATAATATTTAAGATTAAATTCCTGGCGAGATTTAATCTTTCCTTCATATGCCTTATATTTATTTTCAATAGATTCTGCAATGGAAAGCAATTCTTCATCCTCCATCGGTAAATCTAGTTCATCTATTTGTTCTCCTTGTACACCTTCACCTTGGAGATTACCTGCTCCAGAGGTTTTGTTGGTTTTAGAAGTGACTAAATCAGAAACACCATTTATAGACCTTGAAATTGGGTCATTGATATCATTAATAGACATTTTAATTATAAATAAAAGCACCCGTGATGAGTGCCTCGTTTTGTTACGTGGGGCTTATATTAAATTACTATCCATTATACCTTATAGTGTTCGTGTTTGTCCACACTCATTATTCTACCTAGATTATCAAAGTTTATTTGTACTGAACCAGAACGTATGTCTAATGCTTTAATTTTCTCTAACATTCCGAGTAATAAAAAATATTTATTAGTTAATAATAATCTTGATACTTCCTCTTCTGTTAAAAATACCGGTGTCGTTACCATATCTTTGCTTCTTCTAATCCTGCGAATATATCTGAACCAACTACTTGTGCCCTATCGTTCGAATATCTATCCAATCCTACACGAGCGTAAACTGATGACATAAACCAATGATCTGCCCCTTTACGTTTCCATACCCATTTCCAGCCATATTGCGGGTCATTCTGGTCGCCTTGTATTTCCCTAGTGCGATAAATATTCATAGCGTGATTGAAGAAAGGTTGCCAATCCTCTGCTGAACCATTGAAGACTGGTCTTTTTTCGTTAATTTCATCTACGAATAACTGAATAGAACGATTGCGGTCAATATATACTTCGCCAAACTTTTCTCCTTCGCCCCATTTAGTTAGTGCGTTACCTTTCATCTCCCTATTAGAGTAACAAAGAAAGACTCTACCTGCGTACTTTTGTTGGAGTTTGCGAACACCTATCAAATCTCCACCTTGGTCGGCTATAACTATAGCTTTGGGGTCTTCTCTTAATCGTTTGTCAATCTCGTCATAAGGGTCGTAACCTATTTGGTTCTTCTCCTCTACTGATGGACAATAGCCGTGATAAAAAATACCTGAACGATTCATCATTGTGTAATAAATGTTGTGTCCTGTATCTATACCAATAACCGTAGTATCTGTCCTCTCATTAACTTTTGAAGATAAACAGGCTTGCAACGCCTTAAGTGATAGAGCATCGTTAGGATTAACGAAGGGAATACCAGCTACAAAGTTTGCGAAGTATTCCTTGGTCTTATCTTTCTTATGCCCTGCAATGACTGAAGCAGAAATCATAGGATTAATCCATAACGGTATCCAATACCCTGACCATATACCTTTAGCTGTAGCCTTCCATTCTCCCATACGTCTTTCTTCATCAACAATCTCTCCCTTGCAGTGGGGACAACGATACATAATCGCTTGATAGTCTAGGCAAGTTTCATCCATTACGAAATTACGTCCACAAGAATGAGTAATGTGCCATTTCTTCTGGTCGGATATAGCCCAGAACCTATCCACGCCGAAATCAGGTAGAGTAGGGTTAGAGAATACCCACTTGTATCCGTGCTTAGAGTGTTGGAGTCGTGAGTCATATATCTCCAATATCTCCTGTGGTGCTTTGTCGTATTCATCCGCAACAATTCCATCAAGTGAAAGCATTATAGCACTGCGGTCAGTCATAGCTCCGAGGTAATGAATGTAGTTTTTACCTATCTGCTTTTGAGTGATTGAGTCCTTATCTTTCATCAGCTTACTGATAGCAGGATTCTGCTGTTGCATACGATTGACCTTTGAGCCTACGAACTTCTGTACCATTTCCACGGTTGGTAAAACGTATCCCCAATCAATACCTCTATTGGCTGATAACCATATAGTCTTAAGTATGGCCATTGTGCTAAAGCCAATCTGTCCAGCTTTAATACAACAGAGATACTTTGATTCGTCTCGGTATATATCAAATAGGTAACGATGAATAGTAAAGTCTAGTTTCGCTCCTGATTCAGTCTTTATGGAATTAGAATTAATCCATGAATGTATGGAAATAGAATCAAGCAACATATTTTTTTGCCTTAGTACCGAAAGTGTCAGTAGTGAGGTGGCAACTTCGACACATTGTTTTCATAAATAATAGGCATAACTACTGGTGATTTCATCAGTTCAAATAACATCATTGGTCTTTGTGCGATTTCTTCCTTCTGTTTAGGGGTGAGTGACAACATAATTTCGCCATCCTCAGAAACAACTTCCACATTTCCTTTGTATTTTCTGACACTACTATTTGGATAAAGTATTGATTTCATTATAGTGTTTTCTTTATGTCTTCCTCATACTTCTTTGCTATTGCTAATGCTTCACTAGTAATTGTGATTGACTCACCTTTTGAAGTAAGGTCAGTATCTACAGCATCTCTGTATCCGTGTTTGGTCATCATCAGTTTTGCTATAGAACTATTGAACTTTCCATCCAATCCTTTATTTACAAGAGTTTTTCCCTGCTTTGACAAAATCGCACTAACGATGTACGAAAACTCTTGCTTAGAGTCTTGACTAATCCAATCATATATTGTAGAACGTGCTATCTTAATATAATCAGATAATCCTTCTATACTATGCACTACCTCGTCCTCTGGTAGATTATCTAGGTATTCTCTAGCACTAGTTAGTATCTCTTCCTTATATTCAGTTGGTCTTCCTCCAGCATGTTTCATATCTATTTTTTATTTACCAAAAAAGTGACTATCTATGACTAAGGATTTAATAAAAGCCAATTTTTCTTCTTGTGTCATTTTGGATAGCGTTTCTGCTAATTCCTTTCCTGTTTCTTTATCCATTCTATTTTTTTAATGCTTTATTAAATATTTCTGTAAGATATAAATAACAATGAAAACAATAATCTACCCTGGAACACATTATGGAGTTGTTTTCTAGTATCCATTTACGAGGTTTTACGCCAAATTTGTATGTTTTGCAAGTTGAGCAGTATTTGTAATTAAACTTATTATTTAGCCATTCTTTAAAGGGAATAAGGTATTTCATATGTTGTATATCATTGCATTATTGGAAAATTAGGTATTGGTCGTTCGACTTTTGGAAGCAAAATCACTGTGTTAGAAGTTAA